AATTCTTCAACCATTTCGATATCACAACGACAACAAATTCTCATAGATACTTACCTCCAATTTAACCTTATATATATAATATAATCTTGTGACGCATTTTCCTACAATTACGAACTTATAACCTGTTTATAATTATTATACCTAAATTCCAGAAATATTACATTTCCAGAGAGTTCATACAGAACTCTTTTTGTTTTGCAAAAAAATGTATTTCCACAATTAAGAAACCAATAGGAGTGCAATGACTATGAAAAACATAAGGTACATGAATATATCCAGTATTATTCCCTACATAAACAATCCAAGGCACAACGAAGAAGCAATCACGAAAGTCATGTCCTCAATAAAGGAATTTGGCTTTCAAAATCCAATAATCCTTGATAAAAACAACGTTATCGTTACGGGGCACACGAGGCTCACAGCGGCGAAGAGACTTGGACTTGAACAAGTACCCTGCTTGGTGGCTGAAGAGCTAACTGAAGCCCAAGTGAAGGCATACAGGATCGCGGACAATAAGGTTGGCGAGATAGCAGAGTGGGATATGGATAAACTTAGGATTGAGTTTGAAGCCCTTCAGGACCTCGATTTCAATCTGGAAATGTCCGGTTTCGATATGGATGAGATTGCCGACATAATCGATGCGGCAGATGCTGCAGCAGTGGGTCAGGAAGATGACTTTGAACCAGAGCTTCCGGAAATACCGAAGTCACAGCTTGGAGATATATATATTTTGGGCCGGCACCGGCTCATGTGTGGCGACAGCACCAAACTGGAGCATGTTGAGCAGCTTATGGCCGAAGATAGAGCCGATATTGTGTTCACTGATCCACCATGGAATGTGAACTATGGGGCGGTGAAAGAAGGTAACGAGCAGGGATATAAGCCCAGGACCATAATCAACGACTTCATGGGAACTGAGGACTTCAAGACTTTCATGTTCGAAGCCTTCAAATGCATGAATACATATTCCAAGCCGGGTGCAATGACCTATGTGGTTATGTCAGCCCAGGAGTGGGGGAATATGATGCTGACATTGGCTCAAAACGACTACCACTGGTCGAGTACCATTATCTGGAACAAAGACCACCTGGTATTATCCCGCAAAGACTACCACACGAAGTACGAACCTATCTGGTATGGATGGAAGGATGGCGAGAGCCGCCTGTGTCCGCTCGAGGACCGCAAGCAGGCTGACGTGTGGGATATAGACAGACCGACCAAGAGCGAACTGCATCCAACTATGAAGCCGGTGGAACTTGTAGTAAGAGCTCTGAACAACTCAAGCAAGATAAATGCAGTGGTGCTCGACCTCTTCGGGGGTTCGGGCACCACTCTTATTGCCGCAGAACAGACCAAAAGAAACTGCCGCATGATGGAGCTTGATCCCAAGTACGCTGATGTCATCATTAATCGCTATATTGCATCAAAAGATAGCGACAAAGACGTTTATCTTATCCGAAATGGCGAAAAAATACCATATTTAGCCATATAAAAGACACTTTGTGAAAGGAGGCTGCTATGGGAAGAAAGTCAGATTACACCAGGAAAGTGAAACCAAGGCTCAATGAAGTAGTGGATCTCATTTCAAAGGGCCAGCCAGAGTACAAAGTTGCTGAAATCATGGGAGTTAGCACCTCCACTTGGTGTGAGCATAAACTCAAATATCCGGAATTACCGGAAGCCATTAAAAGGGGCCAGGCACTTCAGTTGGAATTGGTAAAGCAGTCCCTCATGAAAGGGGCTGTGGGCTACGAGTTTGAAGAGGTCAAAGAGATTGTCACAGTGGGACGGGATGGGAAAAAGACTGCCAGGAAAGAAATCACGAAGAAACACTATGCGCCAAGTCCGACACTGATCATATTCTACCTGCTGAATAAATCAAATGGCGAGTTCAGGGACAAGAAGGAGCTGCAGCTTTCCGGTGCAGTCAACAATCCTTTTGAAAACCTGACGACGGACGAGCTGAAGAAGCTGATCGAGGATGATTAATAAGGCCCAGATAAAGCAGCGGGCGCGAATCGAGCTGGCAAGGCGGGAGTTTTGGTATTACTGCAACCTTAGAGCACCGGATTTCTACAAAAAGGACCGCGAATACCTGCAGGAAATGTGTTATGACCTGCAGGAGTTTTACGAGGATCCTAACGCGGAGGTGTTAATCGTCAATGCTCCGCCAAGGCATGGCAAATCCAGGACCGCAACACTGTTCACTGATTGGGTGTTCGGGATAAACCAAGCCGAGAAGGTCATGACCGGATCATACAACGAGGTCCTTTCGACAACCTTCTCCAAGGCAGTCCGAAATGAGATTCAGGAGCAGAAAGCTGATCAGGACAAAGTGGTTTATAGCGATATTTTCCCAGGTGTGGCTATAAAGCAGGGCGACGGTGCCATGAACCTTTGGTCACTGTCCGAGGGATACAGCAACTATTTGGCCACAAGCCCAACAGGGACCGCGACTGGCTTCGGTGCATCGCTGATGCTGATAGACGACCTCATAAAGCTGTCCGAAGAGGCCAAGAACGACAACATCCTGGAAAAACACTGGGAGTGGTTCTCCAATACAATGCTTTCGAGGCTTGAAGAAGGCGGCAAGATCATCATAATCATGACACGTTGGGCCACCAAGGACTTGGCCGGAATGGTGCTGACCTGGTGCAAGGAGACAAAGAAACGGTACAAGCACATAAACCTGAAAGCACACCAGGGCAATGGCGAAATGCTCTGTCCTGAAATACTCTCCTACGAGAGTTATCGAAGCAAACTGACAGCCATGAGTCCGGATATAGTAAAGGCCAACTATGATCAGGAGCCCATTGATCTCCAGGGCAGGCTTTATAACACCTTTAAGTTATATTCCGAGCCACCGAAGGATGAAGATGGGAACCTCCTTTTCACCGCGATCAAGGCGTATGTGGACACAGCGGACGAGGGTTCAGACTTCCTGTGTGGCCTCGTGTACGGAGAATACAACAAAGAGGCGTACTTGCTCGATGTCTTATACACAAAGGCCGCTATGGAGGTGACAGAGCCTGCCACTGCGAAGATGTTGTACGAGAACGAGGTGCAAGACGCCAATATTGAGAGCAACAACGGTGGACGCGGCTTTGCGAGGCAGGTGGAATGGCACCTTAAGGTTATTCACAAGAGCAATCGGACCCGAATCAAATGGTTCCACCAGTCTAAAAACAAAAAGGCGAGGATCCTATCAAATGCAACCTGGGTTATGGATCACGTATATTTCCCTGTGAACTGGCGGGACCGCTGGCCGGAGTTCTTTGATTCCATGAACTCATACCAGAGGGAAGGCCAGAACAAGAATGACGATGCCCAGGACGCCATCACTGGGGTAGCGGAGAGCATGAATAAGAGTAAATGGCTTGTATAAGGGGTGATGAGATGCTGAAAGACATATTTTCCGAGAATATTGAGTTAGCCACCAACGCGATTGCAAAGGCAATTGAGGCTGACAGGGCTGCTGAAAACAAAGTCAGAGCCAGGCAGGGCCTGAAGTATTACAAAGGGGAGCATGACATCCTCGAATACAAGCTGTACTACTTCGACAGCAATGGCCGCATTCACGAAGAGCTGAACCGTTCAAACATAAAGATTCCTCACATGTACCATACGGAGCTGGTAGACCAAAAGGTGCAATACCTCCTAAGCAAGCCGGTGGAAATCGAAACCGACGACGAACAGTTCAAGGCTGCATTGGACGAATACATAAACGAGAAGTTCCAGGAAGTGCTGCAGGATGCCTTGGAAGGCGCCTCAAACAAGGGAACCGAGTATGTTTATGCTTACCTGACCAACGAGGGCAAGATTGGATTTCAGGCCGCAGACAGCCTTGGTGTCATACCGGTGCAGGACGAGACCGACAGCAACAACCTGATCGGAATACTCCGCTATTACACCACGATGGCCCAAGATGCCAAAGGGAACGAGGTTCCAATCACGAAGGCCGAGATATGGACCGACAAGAACACCACTTATTACACACAGACAGCCAAATCGAAGGTTTACCAGCTGGATTCAGGGGTTAGTCCCAATCCAATGCCGCATATACTCATGGCCGACGACAAGCAGCTGTATGATGGCGGCGGGTTAGGATACATTCCCTTTTTCAAGCTCCAGAACAACAAGTATGAATCAACGGACCTTGAGCCAATTAAGGAACTGATTGATGATTACGACCTTATGGCCTGCAGCTTATCGAATAACCTTCAGGATTTTCAGGACGCCATATATGTGGTGAAGGGTTACCCGGGGGACAACCTGGATGAGCTGGCAACCAACCTGAAAACCAAGAAGATCATAGGACTGGATGAGGAAGGCGGCATTGATGTAAAGACAGTGGAGATCCCTGTAGCCGCAAGGGAAACCAAGCTGAGGCTGGACAGGGAGGCAATCTACAAGTTCGGAATGGGCGTTGATTCGCTGCAAAGCGGGGACGGAAACATCACGAACATTGTGATCAAAAGCCGGTATGCCCTGCTGGACCTGAAGTGCAACAAGGCCGAAGGAAGGCTCCGAACCCTGGTAAGAAGTCTGCTTAAAGCGATTGTGGAGGATATCAACCGAAGGACCGGAAAGGCTTATGACTATACAAGCCCTAAGATAAAAATCAATCGGGAGATGATGGTTAATGAGGACAGCCTTGTCGCCAATGCCAAAGTCGAAGCAGAAACACTCGGTAAGAAGATTGAGAATGTGCTGCTGGCCTCCATGATCAGCGAAGAAACGAAGCTCCGCTTAGTTTGTGAACTGTTAGAGCTCGACTTTGAAGAGGAACAGGCAAAGCTTCTGGAAGAAGGGCCCTATACTGTGGATGGAAACCTCGTAGACCAGCTGACAGGCGGCGCTGAAGAGTAAGGTGGTGAGGTAGAATGCCGAATCAATTCTGGACAGAGATGGAAACTTTATCGAATCATAATGAGAAAGCCGTAAATAACGAATTGATGACCGCATACATGAACGCACAAGTCGAAATTCAAACAAGAATAGCGACTTTCATGAAGGACCATCCGAACCTGACCTATGTTCAGTCAATGCAGCTTAGCCAGATGAAATCCCTTGAGAAACAAATCGATGCAGCCATAAAAAAACTGTTTGGAATAACCAGTAACATAACTCAAGGCGCAAATATGAAAGAATTGGAATACGGTTATTTTGGCGAGTGGTACAACATTGAAACCCAAGTGGGAGTTCAACTTTCGTTCGGACAGCTGCCAGAGCAGAAAATAAAGAAACTTGTTGAAAGCTCTGCAGAAGGAATCCCATTAAGTCCGCAATTATATGGTGCAATGCTAAGCGAAACAAAGAAAGAGATAAAAGAAGTTTTAAAACAGGGCCTTATTTTAGGCTACGACAACAAGAAGATGGCAAATGTGCTAAGCAATTCTATGGGTATGTCTTACAGAAAGGCCAAGACCATCATTCGAACCGAATCCGGTAGGGTAAACAGCATGGCCCGCCAGGAAGCACAAGAAGAAGCAGCCAAACATGGTGTTGATCTTCAAAAACGGTGGATATCGACTCTGGACCGTAAAACAAGACATTCTCACGCTGTGCTTGATGGACAGATTGTGGGAAAAGATGAAGAGTTCGAGACTTTGGATGGCAGCAGGGCAATGCAGCCGAGGATGTTTGGCATTGCAGGCGAAGATATCAACTGCAGGTGCGGCTGTACCAGTGTGGTTCATGGGTTTGTGCAAAACAGGCGCCGGGACGGTGAGACAAAGAAACTGCTCATCGTAAAGGACTACGATACCTGGCTAAATAAAAACCATCCGGATGACTATGCGAAGTTCAATGAGACAAAGAAGAAGATCCTGAAAGATGCAAAGGCCAAAGGTATTGTTCCACAATCAAAGTTAAAGGCGGCGACCAAGGCCACAGCTCAACCACAACAGCAAGCTGCTCCGGTTCCCACCCAAAGTGAGCTTCAGGCATCTGTGGCAAAAACAACCATTGCCATGAACAAGTACAAGAACGATGAATTCAGTGGGCTATGGAAATATATAGTAACTCCGGCTGACTATGAATCCCTTAAGAAGGCCGGCAAGTTTGATTTAAAGAAGGCTTACTTTGAAGCAGAGGTGAACAGCCCGGTAGCATCGAATGCAGCTAAACAGAAGGCTACCAGTAGTCTGAAGAGCCTTGACCTATTGCAGAAATATGGCGAGGACTACACTGACCTAAAAAATCAGCTTGCAGACATAAAGAAAACGCTCGTAGATTTATACAATGAAATCGAGGATGATACCTATTCCCAGACCAGAAAAGACAATGCCTACTGGCTCAAAGATAGACCAACAGCAGATAACTTACTTAGGCCAAAGTCCGGCGAGGCATGGAAATCAGCAGACTCATCCATGCGGACTGCAGCTTATGACTATACCGCAGGATCGGGCAAGTTCAACAGGCCTCTTCGTGGATATAATGGTTCGTGGTCAAACTTTGTGGGTGTTGGTAAAGTAGACCTTAACAACGAAGGCGCTGCACACGAGATCTTCGGATTGAAGCAGATTATTTCTAAGTCAAAGTATGATTTTGACATATGGGTAAACAGAGGTGTAGAAACAGACTACGGAATGGAATCTTTCCTTGGCCTTAAACAAGGTGATATTAGGAAACTTAGCGAAAATGAGCTCAAAGCAAAGCTTCTTGATGGAGTGGTGACAGATCATGCGTTTGTTTCCACATCACCGGTAAAAGGAGCCGGATTCTCTGGCCATAAGCTAAACATTTACTGCCCAAAAGGCACAGAAATGCTTTATGCAGAGCCTTTCTCAGCATATGGTAATGGTATGCAAAAGAAGTGGGACGGGAAATCAAAGCAGACAAGTTTTGGTGGAGAATTCGAGGTGATTCTGCAAAAAGGCTATGACTATCGAATTACTAAGCTTGAAAAGGTCAACGGAAGATTATATATTGATGTTGACGTAGTATTACCAGGTAAATAAAGGAGAAATATGGATAAGCATGAAGTATTAAAGACTCAACAGGTTGATCCGGACAATATAGTCTGCAAAACTTGTGCATTTAAAAATGGTGGAGGAATGGAGTATCCGCACTACACGAAGAGCTACTGTGACATGTATCCGAAGCCAGGTCGAGGGAAACCACACAGAGTGCTATTTGATGGCGCAGACTGCGAGTTTTACACACCAGAATAAAGCTTAACCAACAACCGATTGAGAGCACCAGGAGCGATCCAGGTGCTTTTATATTGCGCTTCTTTGGTATCCGCAGCGCATAAAGAGTGGAGAACCCAAAACAGGCACTAACCTGTATAAACAAGTATGGAGGTATTAAGAAAAATGGATTGGATAAAAGCAATATTAGAGAAGCACAGGAAGGAAGATGGAACGATTGATTTGGCAGCGGCCATACAAGAAATAACAGCTGAGTTCCCGAAGAATGCGGTTCCAAAGTCGACATTTAATGACACAAACGAGCAGCTCAAGACAGCCAAGGGGACCATTGAAACCTTGAAAAAGTCCAATGGCGACAACGAGACGCTTCAGAAAACCATCAAGGACCATGAAGCGACCATCGCTGGGCTGCAGAAGGCTGCGTCTGATAAAGACAAGGAGTTCAAAATCAAGGCGGCCCTCGAAAAAGAAGGGGCTCTCGATGCCGACTACCTTATTTTCAAGGCTGGCGGCTTGGATAAGTTTGAGATGGATAAAGAAGGCGCAATCAAAGACCTGGAAAATCTGATCAAGCAGTCAAAGGAGAACAATCCAACCTTCTTCAAAGCTGCCGAGGATCCTAACAAGGGATCAGGCGGCAATTTAAAGCCGGTTGAGAGGAAGCTTCCTGGCGGCGGCGCAGGTGATCCAGAACCACAGGACCTTAGCAGCGCAATTGCTGCACAATATGGATTCCAGAAATAAGAAAAAGAAAGGAATGATTTAAATGCCTATAACACTGGCACAGGCAAAAGTAGGTCTCACAAATAAGGTTGACCAGCAGGTCATAGACAGCTTCAGAAGGAACTCCTTCCTCCTGGATAAGCTCACATTCGACGACTCCGTTTCACCTGGAACAGCAGGTTCTACTCTGGTCTATGGCTATAACCGGCTTAAGACTCCCGGGTACGCTGCATTCAGGGCGCTCAACGCTGAATACACTGCCGACCATGCAGTAAGGGAGCCTAAGACCGCGACTCTTGCAATCTTCGGAGGTTCCTTCGAGATTGACAGGGTTCTAGCCAACACTTCAGGCGTGGTCAACGAGATAGACTTCCAGATTCAGCAGAAGGTTAAGGCGGCAGTCAACCACTTCCACTACAACGTCATAAACGGAGACACCGCTGTTGACTCAAACGGATTTGACGGGCTTAGCAAGGCTCTGACCAGCTCATCCACTGAAATAAACACCACAGCGGTCCTTGACCTCTCCACTGAGGCGCAGATCACTTCCAACTACCTCGCTTTCATAGCTCTTCTTGAGTCTATGCTTGCAGAGCTGGACGGTGAGGCGAATGCCATCATGGTAAATCCGAAGCTCAAGGTCAAGATCAATGGAGTGGCAAGAAGGGCTGGTTATTACAGTCAGATTGAGGACGCTTTCGGTAAGAAGGTAGACACATTCGCAGGTGTTCCAATCCTCGATATGGGATACTACCTCAGTGACAATGCCGGCTCCGTAGTGGTCAATCCGGTAGTACCGATAGTTGCAAGGACCGTCGGAACAGCACAGACCGGTCTTACTGACATCTACGCTGCAAGGCTTGCCCTTGACGGATTCCATGGTGCTTCCGTAATTGGCGACAAGATCGTCAAGACTTACCTTCCTGACCTTCAGGCTCCTGGCGCTGTTAAGAAGGGCGAAGTTGAGTTCATAGCAACTCCGGTCCTGAAGTCTTCAAGGGCAGCAGGCGTTCTGAGGAACATTAAGGTCGAGTAGCCGAGGGAGGGATTTTGAGTGTATAAGATAACCGCTCCTAACCAGGAGTATACCGGAGAGGTCGGAGGCGTCCTCTTTGAAAAGGGCAAGGCCGAGACCGATAATTTGCTGGTGGTTGATTACTGCCGCAATACCGGTTATAAGGTCGAAGAAATCAAAACACCTCCGGAAGAGAAGAAGAAACCGGCGAAGAAGGGCAGCGTATAGCTGTCCCTTCTCTCTTTTAAGGAGGTGCAGCGATGATAATATCAGCTTCAACCGCTGTAGAGCGGCTTGGCATAACAGCGATAAGCGAAGAGTTGGTTAACTTCGAGGCCCGCTTAAAGGGAATCGAGGAGTTAATTCGAAACTACACGAAAAACAACTTCCATGACCGCATGATCCGGTCAGAGGAATCACTCACATTTGTATCCTCAACCAAAACCATAACCGGCGATGACTTCTTGGAGCTGGGCTTTAGGGCCGGAGATACCATTGAGGTTTCGTATGCGCTCTTGAATAGAGGGCTGTTCACAGTAGCCTCGGTGACAGAGAGTTCACTGGTGGTGAATGAAAGCCTACAGGACGAGACGGACGAGGCCATGATCACAAAGGTGCTCTATCCATCGGACGTGGTTGAAGGCGTGTTGAAATTACTCGCCTATGAGAACCAGATGGAAGGCAAGATGGGCATAAAGTCGGAAACAATCTCTCGTTACAGCGTGACCTACTTCGATATGACCTCCGCAGAAAGCATTGAGGGTTATCCCGCAAGCCTGATGAAGTTCCTGGCGAAGTATAAGCGGGTAAGGAGGGCGTAAATGTTCAAAAACAGAGGACAGGTATTCAAAGTTCAAGACAGGATCCTAACTCCCAATGGAGTGGGCGGTCATACCGAAACTTTTTCAGATAGCTTCACCATAGACGGGTTCCTTGACCTGCTTTCGGGCACAGACTACAGTGGAAATGTGGTGAACAATGCATTTATAAAGGACTCCACTCATGTACTGCTCACCGATATGGATATAAGGCTCCACGAGGGCCTACGAATCGTTCAATCTTCATCGGGGCAAGCATACCAGATAATCTTTGTGGACGATCCGGTGGGCATGGGTCGCCACCTGGAGCTATACGTGAAGAACGAGGTGTGATGTTATGGCATTTATAGATAAAAGCGCAGCTGCTAAAGATGCCTTGACACAAGCAGTGGAGAAAAGCCTGTACGAAATTGGTGAACTCTTGTATGCAGCGATACAACCTCTCATTCCGACGGATACCACAGCCCTTAAGACTTCCCTTGGCGTCAAGGTTGATGTGGAAGCGGGCCGCGTGACCATCGGGGTAAATACACCTTATGCAATCTATGTGGAGTTCGGGACCGGTATATACGCGGAGAACGGACAGGGGCGCAAAGGTGGATGGGCCTATTATGACGAGGATACCGGAAAGAAGATTTTCACCATGGGATCAGAGCCGCAGCCATATATGAGGCCAGGGTATGAGGACGCAAAACCTTATATTAAGAAAGTTTGCGAAGATAACCTGCTGAAATATCTGGGCAAGGGCAAATTTGTAATAAAGAAGGTGAAGTAATGTATCTGGACTTAATCTACAACGAAGTAAAGAGCCTGATTCCGGAGCTTCACCATGAATTCAACGACAGCGACACCATAATTTATCCCTATGCTGTTTACAGGGTGAAACCCACGAACCATCCCGACGATGGCCAGATGAACGGAACCCTGGAAATAGAAATGTATGATAATTATGGCCCGAACAAACTCCCAATGGAGGAGCTTTTTTTGTCGGTTCAGGAGCATTTTGAAAAGTGCAAAATGATGGACTCCGAACACATAGTAACAACACAGTTTTCGTCGGCGCTGACGCTTCCATCACCTGGGGAGACTATAAACCGGAAGCTGATCACGCTAAGAATCAAAATTGACAGGAGGTATTGAATATGATAGACCTGGCAAAGTCGACTTTTTCGAGCACCAGTTCCGAGAACTTCATGCTGCACTCTGCACAGCTTTATTATGGCCTGGCCTATAATGAAGGACTGGCGAAGTTTGAAGCGGCTGGCAAGTTTGGTGCGACAACCGGAGGAGTTAAAGTAAAGATAAATCAGGCAATGAGGCAAGCCGAGATTGACGGTGTGCTGGTTAAGGTCATGAACAATGACTATCTGACCGGAACTGAAATCACAATCGATGCAATCCTCAAAGAATGGACAGCCGCCAACCTTAGGAATGCTCTTCCGGCATCAACCTTGAGGGACGCGACAGCTTCCGAGGCTCCGGCAGGATACAAGGTCCTGGAACCGAAGCATAAGATCGAAACCACTGACTATATCGAGAATCTTGGTATTGTCGGCTACAGGCAGGGCGACGATCAGGAAATAATCATCATAATGAACCATGGAATCAACGTGAGCGGGCTTGGGACCGACACCGCGAACCATACAGAGGCCGGTATTCCTGTAACCTTTGAGTGCAGAGCTCTTGATACAGAGGCAGCCAATGTTGGTGGTTCCTTCAAGATCTACTTCCCATCAGCTGAAGTAGCAGCTACTGGAATTACACTTAATCCGACCACACTGGCTCTAACAGTTGGTGGAATAAAGGCTATTGTTCCGACGGTAGCGCCGGCAGGGGCAACCAACAAGGAGATTATCTGGACTACCTCCGCAGCTGCAAAGGCTACAGTGGACGCTTATGGCCACGTAACCGGAGTGGCAATCGGAACCGCAACGATCACCGCGACGACCAGAGACGGTGGATACACCGCTACATGCGCAGTAACAGTGAGCTAAGGGAAACCTTAGCTCCTTTCTTTTTATTTAGAAATAAGGAGCGATTAATCGATGGAAATGCGTAACCTTTCGGGGCAGGACCTGTTCCCTGTAATAACTTTGCTTTCAAAGCTGGGAGCCAAAGAAATCATTGTGGAGTTCTTTAAGAAAAAAGGAACAATCACAACCGACCAAACACCTGAGGAAGTCGGCGCTGATTTCGTGGGAACCATGCTCGAGACCACCTTCGGGAATATTGAGCGAGGGAAAACGGATGTTAACAGGCTCTTAGCCAGTCTGTGTGAGGTGACCGTCGCAGATATCGAGGCACTGGATCTCCTGGAGTATACAGAACTACTTTTGAAGTTCTATGAGAAGCCTGAACTAAGAAATTTTATCGACTCTATATCGACATTCTTACGCAGACAGGCGGGGATCACCGGCTAAGGGATATCCTGTTCAAACGTTATGCCGATATAGAGGGACTTTTAAGGACTATACCGACGGTTAATGAGCTTCGAGCTTTCATCAACTATTTGTATTCGGAGATCAGAGAAGAAGAGATCATGAAATTCTACCTCGCCAGGCCAACGGAAATGACCTACTCCCAATACAGGGAAGAGGTCATCAGGCTTTCCACTCCGGTGGATGAAGAGAAGGAAGCAAGGATGGCTGCGGCACTTGAAGAGAAATATATAATTCTGAAGCCTAAGGAGGTGACGGAAGCAAATGGGAACTGAAATATTTTCAATGTTAGGGAATGTGCTCATCAACAAGGGCGATGCTATGAAGGATATCGACGAGGTAACCGGCCATGCAGAGAAATCTGAACCAAAGGTCGGCGGGGCCATGAAGAAGATTGGCTTAGCCATAGGCGGAGCCTTTGCAGTAGGGCAAGTAGTCGCTTTTGGAAAGAAAATGATTGAGACCACAGCAAGCCTTCAGGCAATGAGGGCACAGTTTGATCAGGTATTCGGGCAAGACTCCGAGACAGCTCAAAAGAAAATCAATGCACAGGCCGCTGAACTGGGTATCCATGCGGACAGGCTGACGGACAGCTGGAACAGCTTTGGAGCGCAGACCAAGGGCGCCGGCATGGATGCGGCCAAGTCCCTGGAAGCCACTGAAAAGGCAACAAGGCTCGCTGCAGACAGTGCGGCCTTCTACGATACCAACCTGGAAACAGCCAGCGCGAGTATCGCATCATTCATGAAGGGAAACTTCGCTGCCGGTGACGCCATTGGAGTTTTCACGAACGCGAAGCAGATGGACGTCAAGGCCAACGAGAAATATGGAAAGTCATGGGCGGACCTCAGTGAAGAGGAAAGGCAGTGGCTGCTGCTTGATACCATAGACAAGACCTATGAGCTCAACGGAGCAATGGGACAAGCGGCGAGGGAATCTGATTCATGGGCTAACCAGACAGGGAACCTTAAGGCTGCCTGGAATGGATTTTTGGAGAAGATTGGCACACCGGTCCTTGGTGTGGCAGTAAAAGTGGTCAAGAGCCTTTCCGAAGGGGTCATGTGGCTTGCGGAGCAGGCTGAAACATACCTGGTTCCGGTCTTTGAGGATGTGGTGGACTTCGTAGGCGATAACCTGACGCCAATATTCCAAGATTTGAAGGACTGGTTCGTGGAGAACTGGCCCAAGATCAAAGACGCAGTCATGGATGCCTATAATAAAATCAAACCGGCTTTCGACAGGCTGGTGGAATCAGTCAAAGACTACATAATTCCAATCGTTCAGGACCTTTGGGAGCGGTTCCAGACTATCTGGCCTGGTATCCAGGCGCTGTTTGAAGCTGTATTCCCGATAATAGTTGACCTTATTGCTGGCGCATTCGATGCGATATCAAATGTAATTGACATCATCAAGGGCATTTACGATGCGATCAAGCCTGGACTTGATGGTGCTGCTGAAATATTCGGGTCCGTATTCAAGGGAATTGCTGACGCGGTAAACAAGGTCAAGGACGCGTTGCAGTGGGCCATAGATAAGCTGAATCTTTGGAACAATACAAAGATGGGAAGCAAGAGTGCCAATGTATCCACCACAGGGCTTTCTTCAAGTGGACGAGAGCATGGCGGCGGGGGCAGGGCCTTTGCAACAGGCAGCAGGTACATTCCTTTCGACATGGAAGCAACGGTCCATGAGGGGGAAATGATCGTTCCGAAGAGTGAGAATCCGTATGCCAACAGTGGCGGCAAGATAATGCCTCTAACAAAGGTGGTTCCTCTTCCACCTAAGGAAACCAACCAGCCCAGGAATGAGCAGGCGAACAACCGAATCATATTTCTGCTGGAAAAGCTGGTGGATAAAAAGACGGACATTTACCTGGATAAGACGAAGGTCGGCGGGGAGCTTTATGATGAGTTCGACGACACAATGACACGCAACATCGATAAGGCCGAGTGGGAATTAGGAGGTGCTTTCTAAAATGGGACCAAGCTTTACTTTCAACAGCATAAGCTCTGAAACCTATGGGCTCATTATAAACAAAATGCCTCCTGTGCAGCTTGCGGAGCCGCAGGGCGAGTTCATTGAGGTACCAGGGCGCGATGGCTTCCTGTTTCAGGACTACGCCAACCTGGGGCCGCTGGACAAGGAGATTGAGGCCACTCTGACAGACCTTACAAAACTGGACCTCATCAAAACTTGGTTAAGAGGCGAGTCAAACCTTGTGCTTTCAACCGAGCCTGATGTTTTTTATAAAGCCAGGGTGTATGGGAAGATGGACTTTGAAAGATGGCTGCTGCTAAGGGCCGGAACAATCCGGTTCATATGCCAGCCGCATGGGTATCTACCAGTAGGGCTTAATCCAATAGAATTAACTGCCGCTGAAACTCTTGTAAATGCAGGGACCACAGAAAGTGAACCGATCATAAAAGTAACCGGCACCGGAACCATTACGCTCACAATAAACGCGAAGAACGTGATTCTCACCGGCGTGGATGGCTACGTGACCATTAACAGTGAAATTCAAGAGTGCTACAAGGACCTGGTCGGCAAGAATAACACTATGACCGGCGAATGGCCTGTGCTCGTGGTGGGAACCAACAACATAAGCTGGACCGGAACGGTAACCAGCGTGGAGATCATTCCGAATTGGAGAAATCTGTAAGGAGGTAAAGCTAATTGATTAAAATATTTGAGCATAATGCAACGGTCTTTACCTCCCTCGGACTGGGGGATATAACCAAGATCATAACCAAGATTCAGTCAGAGGAAACGCTCAACGGGGCATATACGCTGGAACTTGATGCTGTGTACGACAAATGGAACAAGTGGCAGCTGATCACCAAAGGCCGGATCATATATGCAGACGGACAGCCTTTTCGCATTTATGCGACAAGAAAGCGACTTCGAGGTTTCACAGTATACGCCAGGCACCTGTTTTGGGACCTTATGGATAATGAGGTCAGGGATGTGCGGCCAACGGATAAAAACGCAATGTCGGCAATGCAGGACGTGCTTGGGGCCACAAACTACGAGCACAACTTCACCGCTTATTCCGATATTCTGACGACCAACACGCAGTATTACATCAACCGGAATCCGGTGGACTGTCTGATCGGAAAGGATAGCCTCCGAACCAGATGGGGCGGAGACCTTAAGCTGGATAACTGGCTCATTAGCATCCTTGGTCAGCGAGGCCAGGACAATGGGGTCCGGATCGAGTACAGAAAGAACCTAAAAGACGTGGACGTGGAAGAAAACTACGACGGATTTATCACAAGACTTAGGCCGTTGGGCGTGAATGGGCTTGAGCTACCGGAGGTATATATCGACAGCCCATATATCGCAAATTTCCCGCATCCGGTGATCAGGGCAGTAAACTTTGACATTGATGCAGTTGACTATGCGACACAGGCTGAGGCTGAGGCGGCTTTAAGAGCTGCCGGTAATGCCTATTATACGAGCACAAAGTGCGACATTCCGGCGGTATCAATTGATGTTGACCTGGCCCTTCTTGAAAACACCACACAATACGCGTCTTTCCGAAATCTGGTTACGGTCAGCCTGGGAGATACAGTGACCTGCAAACACCATGATTTGGATATTGATCACACAGCAAGGGTGGTCAAAATCACCAAGGACCTGTTGACCGGAAAAAATGCAAAGGTTGAGTTAGGATCCTTAAAGAAAAGGGTGGAGACAGCGTTCACCAAAATCAACAACACCATCACTGATTTATCTGCAGTAGTATCAAATACAAAAACTTCTCTGCAGCTTGCTATTGATGAGGCGACAACTCTTCTGACGACAGCCCTTGGTGGGTATGTAATTAAGCGAAACGGTGAAATCCTGATCATGGACACCGAAGATCCACAAACAGCAACACAGGTATGGCGCTGGAACCTGAATGGCCTGGGATATAGCTCAAGCGAGACACCAGGAGCAGCCATAAACGGTCCATACGCCTTGGCTATGACCATGAACGGTAAGATAAATGCCAGCTTTATAACCACAGGTGAATTGGACGCGGCAGTTATTAAAACAGGCTCAATAACCGCAGACAAGCTCAGCATAAGTGCACAGCAGGTATTGATTCAGGCTGTCAAGGTAGGCGGCACAAACTTGCTGGCAGACAGTGAAAAGGAAAGAACGTCTGCATCCGAGTATATTGGTGTTGGTATTTATGCAATATTGGAGGCCAATCCAGGAAAGGAACTCACTTTCAGTTTTGAAGCAAAATCGTCTATAGCTGGTGATTTTACTGTTTACTCATTGGGAGACTACGATATCGGTTCAAGGGGCGTTAGCCTGACAACAGCTTTCCAAAGATTCAGTTTCACATTTACACCAGTGAAAGTCGGAACTGCAGGCTGGTGTGATTGGTCATGGTACGGGGTATACGGAACAGGAAAGTTACCTACGCTGCGTAGGCTGCAGATTGAAATAGGCAATGTCGCAACAGATTGGAGTCCTGCTCCCGCTGATAAAGTAGGCACCAACGAAATTGTGTCGAAGATTAATCTAACTCCGGAAGCTATAAAAATACAAGCAAGCAAAATATCATTGGAAGGATTGGTGACAGTGAACAATAACTTCAAGGTCCTGGAGGATGGCAGCATCGAAGGCACTAATGCCAAGATGTCTGGTACGATATCAGCCACTAAGATAGTGTCACCGTCAAACGGGGCATATTACGGCGAAATAGGTAGTGTGGGTGGGTTTGTAGGCTTAGCACTTTATGACACAACCTTGCAGGCGGAGGCATACTTCGAGGTATTAGAAAACGCTCTTGGAAGCTTTTATATCCGCGATAAAAATAATATTAACAGGATTTCAGCCGAGGGCGCTGCCACAAACTTGTATGACGAGGATGGGAACAAGCAGATAGCCCTCGCCAATGGAAACACTGTTATACAGAACGACTTTAGCGCAACAAGGGCAATCAGGAATGGTACGGTCACTTTGAATAAGGACACGTCAACATCGGTTACTTTCCCTGCAATGCAAGGAACTCCATCAATAGCCTTGACGCCTGTGTCCAGTTATTCGGGTGTTGTAGTTACAGCTAAAATAACTGCGGTATCCTCAACAGGTTTTTCGGCAATCATACAGGGTACACCTGTGACAAGTGCCACATTCCATTGGATCGCAATTGCACCTGATACGTCTGCTTAGCATTAAGAATATATTAACCGGAGGTGTGGCATGGACACAGAATGTATCAAGCTTGCTGATCTTGCGAGGATTGACGAGAGGCTCAAAACACACGAAAAAAACATTGAGGACCTGTACAACATATACCAAGTGGTTCAAAAGCTGACTGAAAATATGGCAGTGCTAACGGAAACCACTAAAAACTTGGCAACTTCCATTGGTTCGGTCAAAAAGGATGTTGAGGAATTGAAAAGCCAACCTGGGAAAGAGGCAAAGCAGTATAAATTCATACTTGTCGGTGCGGTTATGGGCTCTGTAGTCAGCGCACTTTTCGCGATTATTTTCCAAGGAGGGATATAAATCAATGGAATCGATAATGCAGATACTTTTAATGGCACTCCTTGTTGAAGCCATATGGGAAACCTTGAAGATGGTATGGCAGGACGGAAAGATTAGCAAGGACCGCATTGGCGCTTTGATAGTAGGGCAGCTAATAGCGTGGGCCATTGGCTTAGACTTGTTTCGTACTTTGCAGCTCGAACCTCGTATAGCCTGGATTGGGGTCATTGCTCTTGGCATATTGATCAGCAGAGGTAGCAATTTTATACACGATTTAACAAATAAGCTAGCCGCTCTAAAAGCTCCTTTAACTTATATAAATGCACTGGTAGAACCCGAGAAAACGGAGGAAGTTGAAGATGCCAAGAATATATCTTAGCCCAAGTACCCAGGAACATAACATAGGGATCATTCCCAATTACATCGAAGAAGTCGAAATGAACCAGATTGCGGACCTGATGGTACCGCTTCTTAAGTTCAATGGCTTTGAAGTGTTAAGAAACAAGCCTACGATGAATCATATTCAGTGCAAAGACGAGTCCAATGCTCTGAAGGTTGATTACCACTTTGCGCTGCATTCCAATGCAGGCGGCGGTGAAGGCACTGTTGCCTATATAACCGGCCTCAATGAAGCTGGTTCAAGGATCACCAAGGCAATATATAAAAAAGTCGCTGCAATTAGCCCGGCGGCAGACAGAGGTGTAAGGATCACCACTGGATTAACCGAGGTGATAAAAACTGATGCACCAGCTGGATTACTCGAGGTAGCTTTCCACGACGATTTGGAGGATGCAGAATGGATTCGTGAAAACCACGAGGAGATTGCAGAGGCCATCGTCGAAGGAATGTGTGAAGGCTTCGGTGTCACGTTTAAGCTGCTTTCAGCGCCAAGAGAAAGAGCTCCTGAAGGGTATATCTTCCGAGTCCAGTGTGGAGCATTTTCATACAAGGACAATGCTCAGATACTTCTGGAGAAGCTGAAGGCTAAAGGTTTTAACTCATACATCAAGCTTGAATCAAGATAGTCTTAACAAATAAAACGGAAGTATCCATAGGAGATACTTCCGTTTTATATAAATAATATTTGTCTATTTTTCTAGTTTATCAAGAATAGGATTAATCAGGTCTGAGAGTCCATAATCTTCTCCAATAATTCTAACTACATTTTCGTAACTATACATCTCATCTGTATCCCACATATCTAAAGCCTGCAACCCTCCTGACTTATCTTCGATTGCGATGTCATGCTCTTTCTGAATTCTTTGAATGTCCTCTGGACTTATTTTGGGTTGTAACAGTTTTGCTGAAGTTCCAATTATATAAATGAAGTCATCTCGTTTTCCCATGTCATCACCTCTATTACATAGTATCATAGAAAATAATTAATGCAATTTTAGTGCACATTCTTAACTTCCAGCATATTTATATTCAGGAGGTGTTCTTAATGTACAAATTTGAATGCAAAAGTTGCGGGCGCTGGATTGTAATAAAGTGGTATGAATTAGTAATTATTAGCGAGTATGTAGTCAGAAAATACGAGGGAAAGTGTCGGGCATGCAATGCTAAATTTGAATTTCAAATTATTAGTGACCAAGAACAGAAACTCATTGATTATATAAACTAAATTGAATTTACAAATAAGAACAAATGTTCTATTATTATTGCGAGGAGTGAGAGTAATGGAACAGCAGAAAAAATTTATGGAGGTTGAAGCTTTAGCATACAGCAAGCCTGGCGAACCTCCAAGGCCAGTGACATTCCGTTTCATGATTGACCATGAGTATATGCAAGGAAGTATAAAGAAAATTCGAGACCGCAAGCTTAATCGATATGCTGGCAACATAATGTATGATTATCTTTGCGATGCACAGATTGAGGATAGAATAACTACAGTGAAGCTATCATATGAGAGAGACACTATGAAATGGTATTTACATAACTTATAAAGAGTTGTAGTTCAGCTAAATAAAGAAAAGAGGCAGAATTGCCTCTTTTCTTATCACAAATAATTAGAATTGTAGTATGAAGTTGTTTAAGCTGCATTGTTACTTGGTAGCGGCTGCTTACTGTTGGCTTGTAGTTCTTTTCATTTTCTCGTCAAATGTGGATAACATTTTATAAAATCAAGACATGTTTTAACTTATAATGTATAATTAGCTAATAATGAGACTTTAGATCGGCGAGATAAAATTGATATAAAAACAAAAAAATGGTTTTAGGAGATATTATTATGCAGATGAATTTGTTTAATCATCAAAATGAATATACATATAGTGAGTATACAGAGTACATATTAGAAGAAATGAGACGAGTCTATCAAAATGATAAAAGACCTTGGATTATAGGTTACTCTGGGGGCAAAGATTCATCATTAGTAGTGTATCTCACATTTATTATGCTTTCAAGATTGGACAAAAGTTTGCGTCATAAACATGTTTACGTAGTTTCTTCAGATACTCTAATAGAGAATCCATTAATTCTAGCCCATTTAAAGAAGAATATTGATTGGATAAACGATGCGGCAACTGAACAAGAGTTAAATTTATCAGCACATATGGTCCATCCTGAATACAATAATACTTTTTGGGTAAATATTATAGGTAAAGGACTACCAACACCTAAATCGATGAAATTTAGATGGTGTACTGAACGATTAAAAATTTACCCATCAAATAAATTTATTGAGGAGAGAGTTAGTGAAAATGGTGAGGTTGTTGTTATTCTCGGAGTAAGAAAAGCAGAAAGTCAAGTTAGAAAGATGAGAATAGAAAATAGGCAAATAGAAGGTTATCTACTAGTACCTCATTCAACACTAAGGAATACATACGTTTTTAATCCAATAGTAGATTTAACTACCGATGATGTTTGGAGTATCTTACTTTCAAATGGTGCGAGATCACCGTGGAATGGGGATAATAATTATCTATTTAAGTTGTATACCGATTCAGATGGGGGTGAATGTCCTTTTACAGTTGCAGAAAAAACTGGTGAGACGCCGATGCCAAGCTGTGGACAAACTAGATTTGGATGTTGGACTTGCACGGTAGTTAAGAAAGATAAATCATTACAGGGATTCATTGACTCTGGGGAAGAGTGGTTGATACCACTAGTTGAATTTAGAGAATGGTTACTTCAGATTAGAGACAATAAAAAATATAGAGAAATTAGGAAAAGGAACGGCAGTATATATAAGGTAAGAATTGCAGTTACAGAAGCAGAAAGGAAAGATCTTCCACTTGGTTCAATTGTTCAAAAAGATGAGAAGGGATTATTCATCATTAAGCCTGGATTCGGACCTTTTAATATGTATGCAAGAAAATTGATATTAGAGAAATTGCTTAG